TCGCGACTGACAGTCAGTCCTTGCGTGACCCAATCATAATCTTCGAGTTGAAGCACATCGAAGGCAGGTGCCTGCCAAGCAGTCGGGAGATTTGCGCGAACCAGTTCGGGCGCGTCCCTGCGCATAATCGACGGAAGGAATACCAAGATGTGCGACTGGAGATCGGGCGCGTGCACTCTTGCGGCGGAAACGATTGCCGCCGTGGCGTTCGCCAGGACATCTCCAGCGGCTTCGAGCACCTGTGCCTGCTCCGCCGAGACCTGTCGCACATCCCTGATAGGAACATGTCCCACAGGCCATCGCTGCGCCGCGGCGGAGTCGTACAAGCAAATCGAATGATCTGCCGTCACCCACCACCATGGCTCGCCGATCTGTAGCCTGGGAGCAAGGCCAGCGTCGTTGCCGATGCTGACGAACTCCGAAGCAATGCGTCCCAGATACGCTACAGGCTCTGCGATTGCTGGCGAAAGCAGCGAGGATGGCGGCACCCATCCGGTACGCGCCGGTTCCCCGTTCTAGGCCCGCTGCTTCCATTCCTCCGGGCAGAGCTCTTCCAGCAGCTCCATCGAGAGCGACCAGATGATCTGATACCCGCGCGCTTTCGCGATCGATGCGAAACTTTCGTGCCAACGCCTTGCCGGAAGACAGAGCGTCTTTGCCGGATCGACCAGTCCGTCGCCGCCAAGAGCCGGATAATGGCTCATCCCGACATAGTGATCGATGAGTTCGCGGTAGCCGAGCCTTTCGAGGCCATCGATCACGCGTTCGGGCGTCAGGTGGTAAGAATCGTCATAGGCGGTGCAGATGCGAAACTTGTGTTCGGGAACAATCGCATCATTCAGCCCAATGACACTTCCCGACCCCAGGCATTCGATGTCGCTCAGTTCGACAACCGCATCAGCCGGCGTCTCGAAACGCTCCGAGCTGTCTGCGATGAAGCTCGGTGGAACAAGACTGATGAACATCCGCCGCACGTCGCGGACGTCCACGATCTCGCTGTTCTCGTCGGTCTGAAAACCCGCCTTCAGATTATCGAAAGGCAGCTCGACACGAGCATCGCTGCCGCTTCCCGTCGCGTAATTCCATAGGCGCACATACCAGGTGCGATCCGCCCCTCGGTCATCCCGACCTTCGATCGTGAGGGTAGCGCCGTTGATCGAATCGAGCGGCGCTAATCCGGTCGACTGCCACCGAAAGCGTAGCGTACACCGTGAATAATCGCTCTTCGGCTCCCGTCGATGCGCCACGTGCACAGCGCTATCGACCGTCGTATAGATCAGGCCGACGAGGTCGCCTTTCCGACCGAATGTTGCGGTGGCCGTAAGCCTATCCTCGTCGGGATGACTAACGACGCAGGCCATCGCGCCGCGCGGAAAATCGACCGTCCAATGCGACGGTTCGAACCGCTTGATGACGTCTCGCTGCAGGCGCGGATCGTCCTGCGTCAACCAGTGGCGCATGTGGGTTTCCTCAATCCGTAGGGAAATCAGTCGATAGTGACCGCTCCGGCGCTTCGAAGCGTTGCGGCATAAGTCGCTTCGTCATTGACCATGGCTTCGAAGCTCAAACTCAAGGCGATAAAGCGCCCACGCACAGCCGTGCCCTCATCGAGCGTCAAAGCGCATTCGACTGACTCCCCCCGAAAGGCCTTGTCGCGAAGGAGGTGCTCGCCGATCGATCCCAGGTACATTCCGCTGAAGGCGAGCTCGAGCGAACGCAGCCCCGCACCCGGTAGCAATCGTCGCCACCCCTCGTCCCCGCCATCGGTGACCGCGACCTGTTCTTGCAGGATCTTCCAGCTACTCAGCCGCACGCCCTCGACGAGGACGAAGCTCGACGAGGTTCCCGGGTCACAGATTCGGAGCACACAATCGCTTCCGCGTAAGGGAAGGCTCATTCCGAAGCTCCATTCTCTTGCTCGATCAGGCGAGCGCGAAATTCCAGGGTGCAGCTCCATGGCCCGCCCGGATTGCGCGAGCGTCGTTTTCCGGTCAGCACGAAGGTGCTGAGATGCCACGCCAGCCCGGCATCAAGCGCTTGAAGAAGGAATTCTGCGTCTCCTTCGCGCGTCAAAAGGCGCGATGGTTGCTCGTCCCAAAGAACGAGCTGCAAGGAGATCTCGCGCCCGCTTCTGCCGACGCAACTCCAGTCGCGCTCATCGCTGCAATTGACCACAGCGTAAGGGAAAAGGGCGCGGGCCGGGGCGTCGTGGTAGACACCGGTGAAGAGTGAACTCTCATTGAGCTTGGCGACCAGCGCTCCCTGGAGCGCATTGCTTGCGCTGATCATCGTTGCTCCTCGCAGCGGAGAACAAGTCGATCAGGCAGTTTCGGATCGTCGACAATCTGCCAAATGAGCAGCCGCCGCCCCCGCCACCGGATCTGCTGGTCCACAGCAAACTCGCTCTGCCGACGCACTGTCACACGGTAGCGTGGCATGGCGCTCACACTCATCGCCTCGTCGGCCGCCCCGGCGCCTTCGGCAACGATATCCGCGAGGCAGTTGAGCATCAAGCTCATCTCCTCGCTCGAGACACCGGTTTCCGACCGAAATGCGGATCGCGCCCAGAGCTCGACGCGCTGCGTCAGTCTCCCTGCAAATTCGCTCATCGGAACAGCCCTGCCTTGCGATAAGGACGCCAAAGGGCGGTCACGGCCTTGGGCAGTTCGCCGATCTGACCATCGCGATTGGCGAACATCGCGGCCGCAAGGCGCAGGATGCCTTGGCGGATCGGCTCTGGCACGCCGTTGCCGTCGCTGGCCATTCCGGCAACGCCGCTCACAATAAAGGTTTGCCCGGACGCGAGCCCCGCAATTAGCCCGCGCCCTTCAAAATCAATGTCGCACCGGTAGCTCGATTCTGCGACCACTGCTTCGTCGGATGCTTGCCTGATCGATGCGATCGATCGAACCGGCTGCACGGGAAGAAGCGTCCAGCTTTCGCCAGCGCGCACCACGGCCTCGAACTCACGAGCGACCAGCGCCTGATTAAGGAACGTCTCGCACATCTCGCTCGCGGTGCGCAGCAGCCCGGCGAGCAGAGCTTCCTCCTCACCCGTCTCGACGCGAGCGTAGGCCTGCACTTCGGTCAAGGTGACGCACAGCGTGCTTACATCCTGACGGATCATTAGCGCACCTCCACACGGACGAGGATCGAGCGGCTGTCCTGCCGCCCCTGGCTGGTCACGATCTGATTAAGCAGGCGATAGACCTTGCCCGGACGCCCCCCGCTGACATTCACTGTCGCGTTCGCGTTATCGAAGCGGCTGCCATCGATGGTCACCCCGCCGCTTTCGACCGGCACGACGCTCCACAGCGATTCGGTCAGGACATCGTCGTCGAGGTAGCGAAGCCCCCAATCGACGCTATAATCGAGGGCGCTGCCCGGGTCTTTCAGAACAAGAGCCATGTGGCCTCCTCAGCGTGCTTCGGGAATGATTGTCTGGTCGATCAGGGGTGCGACGGTCCGCTTCGGCGGCGCCTTCGAGGGCGCAGCCGTCGCCAGCGCCGCGATTGGCTGCTGCGCGAGCGCAAAGGCTCCAATGCTCATGAAAGAGCCCTTTCTACAGGAAATAGTTTGGGAGGGGTGAGGCCGTTTGGGACGGCTCGTTCAACGGCTCAGTTGATCAGGCCGTGCGTTCGGCAATCAGCTTCGAGCGCGATCAAACGGGCTTCCAGCGCAGCGATACGATTGCGGCTGTCCTGCGACTCCGCTTGAACATAAGTCGCCGATGCGGTCCCTGCTGCGGTTGCCGCAAAGCTCCCGCGATTGGGACTGCCCGTCGCGGCGGTCCACCCGGTCTGGCGTGCCCCCACCACCTGCTGATAATTGACCATCAGCGTCTTGCCGGTCGTAAGCGAAATGCCGCTCGGCCCGACCTCGGCAACGTTCACGCCCTGTGTTTTCAGCAGCAGCGCGTTGTAATGGCCGAGCGTGAGGAACGTGTCGTCCGAACCGACTTCAGCCCGGTACGTCCCGTTCTTGCGAAAGATCACATCGCCGGATTTCGTGGTGCCGTTCAGCAGGAGGGTCGGAAACGTTCCGATCGACTCCATCATCTCATAGGTGCGAAAACCATTCTCGAAAGTCGGCGGATTACCGACGAAGCGTAGCCCGTCATATTCGGGCTTCAGCCACGTGGCCTGCCCGCGCACGCCGCACTCGTGCAGACCGCCGAACATCGCCGACCGACCGTACAGCTGGTTGGGCGCCATATCCCCTTCGGAATAGCAGCCAAGAAAAACCGTCCGATTGTTGGCGTCCGTAGCGGCGTAGGACCCGCCCGACCGATAGACGCGACCACCCGCCCACGCCTCGATGTTGTTCCAGGCCTGCGGACTGCCCGCGCCGACGAAATACCAGCCCTGGTTGTTGGTGGCAGTGCTCGGCGGCGGATTGCTCGCGGCCCATTCCTCAGCGCCGTGCTTCACGGCAAAGACGTTGCCGTTGTAAACGCAGCGATTGGGTGGGCAGACGCTTGGACCGGTGCTCGCCTGGCTTCCGTTGGTGGCCGAATGACAACCGAAGAAGCTGTTTCCCAGAAAGCTGGCATCGAGCACGCCCCAGCGGCGATTCGAATTGACGTTCAGGTGAACGAACGAACAGGCGTTGGCATCTCCGCCCTGCAGATAAACGCCGTTACGACACGTCTCCACCGACGTTCGGGAAACGAACGACAGGTTGGTGTTGTTGTTGACTCCGACGTCGCCGCGAATGTGAATGCCGTCGCCTTGAAATCCCCGGATGAAGCAGTCTTCGACCGCGGCCATGGCGCGCATGTGAATGCCGTGAAACTCGCCCTCGGCGGTCGTGCCGTGCGTGTACCCGCCGGTCAGGTGCAGCCCGCGAATGAGCGAGGTGCCGGTGACGTAGTCCTGCGTCTTGGTCTGCTCGGCCCCCGTAGTCGCACCGCCCTGGATGCGGATACCGGTGGTGTTGGCCGACCAGCGCAGTACGCTCGCACCGCCACTGGGAAGACCATTGCTGTCTCCCTCGATAACCAACGACGCGGTGACGTCGAGCGTGGTCGTGCCGAGAAAATAGTGACCCTTCGGAATGTACAGCCGATTGCCACCCCAGCCATACCCGAACCCCTGCTGCGCCGTGGTTCTAAGCACGCTCAGCGCCCGTGTGAAAGCCACCCCGTCATTGGTGTTTCCGTCACCCTTGGCACCGAACCACCGAACATTGACGCTGCCTGGGAAACGGCGAACCCAAGCTCCGTTCGCCGTTGCCGAACGCGCGACGAAGAGCCCCTGCCCGGGATCCGCCTGGTGAAGGGCGACAGCGATGCTGGCATCCCAGGCGAACAGGCCTTCCCGCCCGGCTTCCTCGAGGAAACACGGCCCGGCAGTGGTGTCGAAAGCAGCGAGGGCAGCCCGGTACCTGACCGTTTTGCCCTGCCCGCCTCCGCCCTGCCCGAGCGACTCCTGCACACCGGCATACCATTCGGCCGCCGTGACCAGGGCGATCGTTTTCGGCCCTGCGGTGAAACTGGTCAGCCCGCCGTTTAGCGGCTGCCGGGTGATCGTTCCGTTCGCAAGATAGGTTCCGCGACCCACCTCCCGCTCGTGCGGTTTGTCGACGCCTTGCGCCGAATAATAGAAACTGTCTCCGGCCGAGACCGATTCAGCAAAGCTCGCGAAGCCCGTCACCGCGGGACCGCAAAGAAACGGACCGGTGCCCTGTGTGGACGTGGTCACCCGGACCATGTTTGCGAACTTGGGGGTAAAGCTTAGCGCCATGTCTTGAGACACTCTTTTGCTGACGAGCCTCGGCCGGAGCCGCTCGGAAGGGGATCAGGCGAAACGGAGCAGCTTGATCGCTTCCGAATTCACCACCTGCCCGCCGACCCGCTTGGTCGCGTAGAAGTAGACGTACGGCTTCTTCGAATAAGGATCGCGAAGGATGCTCGTCTCGGCCCGTTCGGTGATGATGTAACCGGCCTTGAAGTTACCGAAGGCGATCGACAGGCTGCTCGCCGCGACATCGGGCATGTCCTCGGCCTCGATCACCGGGTAACCAAGCAGCGTCGACGGCTGGCCGGCCACCATGCCGTTCTGCCAGATAAAGGCGCCGTCGGCGGTCTTCATCTTGCGCACCATGGCCGCAGTCGCCGAATTCATCACGAACACCGCGCCCTGGCGATACGGTTGGCGGAGCGACTGGACGAGGTCCACCAGCTTGTCTTGCGGATTGCTAGCGGGGAAGCCGCCGGCGACACCCGTGCCGATCGTCTGCAGCGTGCCGATCGGGCGAACACCATCGGCCGTGGTCGCGGTCGGCGACGCCAGGAATCCGAGCGGTTGGTTGGTGCCGATACCCTTGACGAAGGCGGCTCCCTCGGCGCGGGCAAATTCGGTGGCGATCTCGTTAGCCAACCAGCCCTCGACGTCGAACATCGCATCGTCCAGCATGTGCTGCGAGGCGGCCGGGTTGGCGTAAAGCTCGCCCGATGCCGGGACGATTTCGGTAAAGCTCGGCGTCGCGGTTTCGGGCCGCAGCGCCTCCATGCCGACCCAGCCCGACGGCGTGCCGCCGGTCGAGATCAGCTTGCGGTAATTGGAGCTGCCGATCTTCACCACATTGGCAATGCGACGGATCGGCGAAATGGCGACCAAAGTGCGGTCGATGACCTCGTCGATCTCGCGCGGAATGGCATGGCCACCAGCGGCCGTGCTGGCATTATCGAGCGACTTGCCTTCCAGCGCGCTCTCGCCGCTGCGAAGGAAATCGCCAAAGCCTTCCGCGCCGGCGCTTTTCTGTTCGGTGCCGAGATGCGGACGCCCCGCCTCGACCAGGTTGCTGCGGAGTTTCGCCTTCAGATCGTCGATTTCGGCGCGGAGCCCGCTCACGCCTTCGCCCTGCTGCAGAGACGCAAACGACTCTGCAAGCGGATCAGCCTTGAATTCCATGCATGTTCTCCAGTGTGGAATCATGGCTTCGGAACCGGAATGGTTACGAAGCAATCTTGTGGACGCAGGCCAGCGGCTGCATC